CTTCGAACACCTTTTCCGCTCAGGGTAAAAAAGTGTTCGATCTTTTGCGGATTTACTGTTCGATCTTTTCCGGAATTAGTGTTCGAGGCGTAGCGGATTTTTTGTTCGAAGTTGGCCGGATTATGCATAAGTGTTATTTAAAGTTGATAAGTCAGTCGTAACATACGAAAATATGAGGATTTTACGCTATAAGGGTTGCATCAGAAAAGGGGCAAAATAGCGCCCAAAACATTCTGTACCGCCGTCCTAACTTCACCGTCCACTCAACGCCCGCATGAGCTCGCTGCCCTGCGCCTGCATCGCCTCAACCTGCCCGCTTAACTTCGCTGCATTCTCGCGTGCTGCATCGCGCTCGCTCGGCATCTGCTCTTTCTGCTTGCCTTTAATTTTCTCAATCCAACCAACACCCGCCAGTGCCACACGCACAACCTGCTTACCAAGAAACACCCGCATGTCTGATTAAGCAACACCCAGTGCCATGCCTGCTAATATTTGCTAATCTTATTCAATCTTTCTCTTTTTCTTTAAAAATCTTTACTTATATTATTGCATATTATTGTTTCTTATTTGAAATAAAATGATATGAACTATGAAACTCCTGCCTCTTTCGTTCCTGCGCATGCTTTTGCCGCGCCCTCTTGGCATTGATGGCGATGCTGCCGGCGGCGCTTCACCTGCCGCCGCACCGCCTGCCGCTTCTGAAAAGATTTTTACCCAGGCTGAGCTTGATGCTGCTGTTGCCCAGCAGGTTGCCGCTGCTGTTGCTGCTGCCAAGGCGCCATTTACCGGCATTGATATCGATGAGTACGAAAAGCTGAAGGCTGATGAGGTGAAGCGTGCCGAGGATGTCCTGAAATCTAAGGGACAGTATGAGCAGCTGCTTGCCAATACGGTGAAAGAGAAGGATGTGGCTTTCGAGAAAGCCCAGCGCGAGGCAGCTGAGCAAATAAAGATGCTTGCAGGGATGCTTGAGCGCTCGGAGGTTGACGGGAAGCTGCTCTCTGCAGCAACCGCGCTCAAGGCGCTGAAGCCTGAGCAGGTATCGGCTCTCCTGAAGGGCTCAATCAAGTTTGACCCGCTGACCGGCGTGAGTGTGGTTGACGGGGCTGGCAATCTGGTAAGCAAAAATGGTAAGCCGGTCTCAGTGGCTGAGCATGTGAAAATGTTCCTTGAGGCAAATCCGCACTTCCTTGCCGCTGGCCCTGGTGGCGCTGGCAGTCAGGGTTCGGGAGACGGCAGAAGCAGGGCGGCATACAAGCTGAGTGCGGAGGATGCCCGCGACCCTGCGAAGTACAGGGCTGCGCGCGATGCTGCCATGAAGGCCGGGACGACCGTTGAAATAGAGCGATAACGATAACAGAAACCTATAAGGAGATTGAGTTATGCCGACCAATGTATTGGGAATTTATGATCCTCTCTTTTATGCAAACGAGGGGCTGATTGCACTTGAATCCTCTCTCGGTATGTCCGGAAGGGTGCATCGTGGCTATGACAAGGATTCGAAGGCGAAAGGAAGTACGATTGAAATCAAGAAGCCTGGCATTTTCACCGCTCAGGATGCCCCTTCGACTGACCAGAACATCGAAACCAGCTATGTTGAGATGAAGCTTGACCAGTGGAAAGAGGTGAAGTTCTCGCTGACTGACAAGGAGCTCTCCTTTACCGGCGACCAGATCATCACCGATCATATCCGTCCTGCAGTCTACGCGCTTGCCAAGGATATCGACACGAAACTGAACTCGCTTGCTGCATACGTGCCATGGTATGTGGATGCCCAGGCGACAACCTCGATTGACGATCTGACCAACCTCAGCCAGGTGATGTTCGACAACAAGGTGGCAATGGATGACGGCTCGCTGCATCTTGAAGTCGGTTCTACGCTGAGGGGAGGATTCCAGAAGGTATTTGCCAGCAACAACCTTGCCGGACAGGCCTCGCAGGATGTGCTGAAAACCGGCCATATCGGCAACTGGCTTGGCTTCGAAATTTTCGGCAACCAGAATGTGAGCACGCACACGAAAGGCACCTGCTCGCTTGCAACGCTTGCAGTCAATGGCGCTCAGGCGAAAGGCAGCTCGCTCATCAACCTTGATGCCGCAACAGTGACCGGCACGCTGCTGATGGGTGACACCTTCAGCATTGCAGGCGACAGTCAGCGCTATGCGGTGGTCAATGAAACCGCGGTGACTGCTGCCGGAAACGCCTTCTCCGGCGTGCAGATATACCCGCCGCTTGCCCAGGCAGTGGCTGACAACGCTGTGGTGAGCATGAGTTTCATGAACTTCACCAACAACATTGCCTTCCACCACAACGCCTTTGCGCTGGCCATGGCTCCGCTCTCCGATATCGGCGAACAGCTGGGCAATGCAAGGGTTGCAACGGTATCTGACCCGGTAAGCAAGCTTGCCATGCGCTCCCGTATCTGGTATGCGCCCGATACCTCTGCAGTCAAGGTGGCGCTCGATGTGCTCTATGGCGTGAAGTGCCTGGATCCGAATATGGCCTGTCTGCTTCGCAAATAAAGAGCTGAGGAGCGAGTGCTGAGTGCTCGGCAAAAGAACCCGGCACTCAGCACTGCGCACTCGAAACTTTTGAGATATGAGTTATTCGTCTGACAGTGATCTGATGGAATACCAGCCTTATGTCTTTGAGCATGGGATCAGTGAGTTCACCGGTTACCATGTGAAAGCTGCATCGGACATTGTGCGGGACATCAAAGCCCTCTGGCTGCCGCTGCAGAACACGCTTGTCGATCCAGCCCGCAGGAGCATGAGCCTGCTTGCCACCGATTCAACGCTCTTCGATGCTGCCAGCCTCAATTCTACGCAATGGGTAAGGGCCTCGGTCTACCGGGTGCTCGGCTGGTATGTGCTGCCGCGGCTTGCCGCTTCGGTGGGCGGACAGGGCTTCCTCTCAATGCTTGCTTTCTATGAGAGAGAGTACATGGGTGAAATGCAATCGGTCTTTGGTGAAGGGGTTGAATACCTCATCAATGGTGTCTATGAGAAGATATTTGTCATGCCGCTTGCCGAGCGTTCAAGAGTGCGGCGATAATAACCGGTACCGAATGCCATGCTGCCATTCAACGAAACAAGGAAAGTAACCAGTCAGCAGGGATGGTGCATGACCGGTCCTTCCGATCAGGATGGTGAATGGAAGATCCGGCAACTGCCCGGAACGCTCTCCGGACTCTGGTATGATGTGCAGGAGCCGGGCAGCCGCTCGCTGCTGCTGAACGGAGCGGGATTTGTAACCCTGAACTGGGGACGGGGCACGGCCTATCAGGTAAAGTTTGATGCAATCGACAAGCACTATACTGCGGTCTATCCGGCTTCCGGGCGCTATGACATTGTGATAAAGGGAGAGGTGCAGCTGATAACGGAATTTGACTCACTCGCCGCTCCTTCGCTGCAAGGCGGCATAACCTCCTTCAAATACCTGCTTGCGCTTGAAGTGCTGCAGCTTGCCGGCAGTGCGGTATGCGGCGATATCGCGGCGCTTGGCGGCCTGCTGCATCTTGCAACCCTGAACCTGAGCGGCTCTGACGTGACCGGCGACATCGCCACGCTGCCGGTTGCGCTGCAGCAGCTCGCATTGCAGCATACGCTGGTGCACGGCGACCTTGCGGCATTGCAGCGCCTGCCGCACCTGAAGAAGATCGACCTCAGCGGCACGCTTGCCGCCAGCTACAGCGGCGCGCTGCTGCCTGCATGGGCGAACGGCATTGTGCTGAAACTTGCTGACCTGCACCTCCTTGCCGGGGATATCGACCAGCTGCTGCATGACCTGGCAGCAACGGCAATACACAATGGCGTGCTTGATATCAGCGGGGTGAATGGCCGGCGCACCTCAAGCAGCAATGCAGCCCATGCGGCACTGCTTGCAAGAGGCTGGACTATCAGTTGCGTCATCGGCTATGCGACCTTCGGCTCGGCGGATATTACGTTCGGAGATTACAATGCGCGGTTTGAGGAGATTGCGGCTTGAAAATGCGGCGTGCTGACTGCTGAGAAAGAGAAACCGGAAGAGTGGTGATGACCGTAAAACATGAAGGGGAACAATGGCTTATCTGATACCTGCTGCAGACGACTACCTCGGGCCCGGGGGGCATGTGAAGATGCATACGGCAGTGCTGGTTGATGCTGCAGCTCCCCTTGGCGCGCTGAAGATCAGGGATGACGGCTTTGTGCTTGTGGCGGGTCTGCTGGTGGACAATGCTGCTATTGACGGGAAGGTGGTGGATGGAGGGACTTTTTGAAAAGTGCTGAGGACAAGGGAAGATAAGATGGATTCCTCGAAGGAACCCGGAAGGACATGAGTGGAGGATTAATAATTAAACGAATGAGGGTATGGCACAGATACTGAAACTGAAACGGGGCAACTATGCTTCGCTGCCGACGAACGGGATGAATGCCGGTGAACCGATGGTGACACTTGATCGCGGCACGCTGCATCTTGCAACAGGCGCAGCAACAAAAATACCGGTGGTTCCTTCCATTGATGCCCTGGTGACGCTTCCGGCGATTGACGGCCCCAATGACCTTGTGATGCTGCACGACTACAGTGAGACGACCGGCCAGAAGGAGAAGAAGATCACCTTCGATGCCTTCAAGAGCGCGCTGAACATCCCGGCTGGCTCAACTGACGAGAAGGTAGCGATTATCACCGGCGGCACTGCGGGCTATCTCTGGGGTACTGACGGCACTGACGGTGTTGTACGGATGGGCACAAGCATGAGCTGGGCGAAGGGCTCCGGGAATGGCTATGTGACGCTGGATGTGGGAGTGGTGGACGGAGGGACTTTTTAAAAGAGTGCTGAGTTGCGGGTGCTGCGTGCTGAGGGAAGAGTAGAGAAGATTGAAAATGATAATAATTGATTATGGCCAAGCTACTTTTAAAACGGACTTCGGTGGCGGCGCGGGTGCCGACCACTGCCCAATGCGATACCGGAGAACTGCTCGTTAACCTGGCTGACAAGCTGCTCTATACCAAGGACGGAAGCGGCAACATCATGACGCTGCCGGGTTCGATGGCCTGGAGTGCTGTAACGGGAAAACCGACAACGCTCTCGGGCTATGGCATAACCGATGCTGCTGCCCAGAAGGCAACGGCGACGGTCTATGGCGGAATGAAGGCCTCGCTTTCGGGGACGACCCTGACACTGACAACAACCTGACCGATGCCGCTCACTTTCAATGGAACTACCGTGACTGCTGTGACCTGTAACGGTACTGTGCTCAGCTCGATCATCTGCAACGGCACGACAGTATGGAGCGCTTCTGCTGCTCCGGTTGTCGGTGCGGCCTATGGCGGCGGAATATGCGCCTATCTGCTGCTCTCCGGTGATCCGGGCTACAGCTCCTCGACGCCGCACGGGCTGATTGTTGCCACTGCCGACCAGGCTGCCGTGACTGCATGGAGCAACATCACGTCGGTTGCCGTGACCGGCACAAGCGCAAACCTTGGCAGCGGTGCAGCGAACACAACGAAGATCATGGCGCAAGCAGGGCATACGGCAAGCGCGGCAAAGAACTGCCGCAACTACAGCGGCGGAGGCTTCAGCGACTGGTACCTGCCGAGCGAGAAGGAGCTGGAAAAGCTCTGCATCAACTGCACGGCAATTGGCGTGATGGACCCGGAGGGCAACTACTGGAGTTCCACGGAGGTCAATGCAACAAATGTGAGCATCTACTCATTCTACGATTCTTCACCTTTTGATGATATCAAGAACAGCGACTATCCGACGGTTCGGGCGGTGAGAAGCTTTTAAAAAGAGATGCGGATGAAAAACGAAGATATACTTGGACTGGTGATCAGCGGCTTTCTCGGGGCCCTGACCAATATCTTCCATGGGCTTTACCAGAATATGATACTGGGCAAACGGGATCTGCTGATCCGCTTTACGGTTGCAGTGCTGGCGATATGCCCGGCCTACCTCTTCTGCGAATACATGGAGCTGCCGAGAGACCTCTCCTTTATTGTGGGCTATATCTCCGGTGCTCTCGGTGACCGGGTTATCAGTGAGATTTACCGCAGGGAGAGAAGGATTTTCAACTTTTTCGCTGGCACCATTGATGATGAGACACCGCAGGAAAGAAGGAGAAACATGACAAACCAGGACAACAAACCGAAAAAACCATGACTGAAACAATAGATGGCGGGTACTGCTGACAGGGATGGGCCGGATACCGCCCGGACAGACGAAAGATAATGAGAGGATGTACTGAGAGGCTTGCAGCTGATGAAGCTGATTTTATACAACTAAACGGAGACAGATAATGGAATGGATTCAGGCGAATTGGGTAAACATCACGGCGGCTGTCGGTGGTGTGGTAACGCTCGCCTCGCTGATTGTCAAGATGACACCATCGCAGGCGGATGATGCCATGCTTGCCAAAATCATCGCGGTGCTGAACGCTCTTGCACTCAACCCGAAACAGTAATGGAAACTTTTTTCGATCGGTTGATGGCCGTCATTGTGCGTTCCACCATCAAGGCCCTTGCAGAAAAAGGCGTGCTGCAGGGGCTGGTGGATGCCGTACTTGGGGCAATGTCGCCACGGCAGATTATTGCAGGCAAACCAGACAAAAACGATGATGCATTTATCAACTCGGCGAAAGCTGACGGGTGGGGCGGTGATACTCCCCATGCTGGCGCTCTGCCTTGAGGGCTGCGGCAGCCGCGTGGTCTATCTTGGCAACAGCACAACAAGAACGGTCCAGCTTCGGGAAACTGTCAGAAATGTGAAAGTGTGGGTGAAGGACTCAACCGGTACTGCTGTGCCCGGCGTTGCCGACCTGCTGGAAGGTGGATACTACCGCAATGACCTGACACTCGAGAGGCCCGGTGCAACTGAAGCAAAAGCGCGTGCCAGGCTGCCTTCATCGCTGCAATGAACCAGCCGATCTACAAGATTGACCTGAGCCTGATGCTGCCGCACCAGCGTGCCTTCTGGCAGCTGCCGAACTTTATCAAGCTGCTCGTCGGAGGGTACGGGTGCGGCAAAACCCGCATCGGTGCCCTGCGCTCCATCTGGAGCTCCTATATGAACTCCCCCATCCCCCACCTCTATGTCTCGCCGACCTACAAGCAGGCGCGGAAAACAGTCATTGTCTCCATCAGGGAGATGCTCGACCGGGGCACTGTCAACTATATCTACAACAAGACCAACCACGAATTCTTCATCCCCGACTGGAATGGATACATCTGGATTGCAAGCGGAGACGAACCGGAATCGCTCAAAGGGCCCAACCTCGCCACGGCAGGAATTGATGAACCCTTCATCATGCATGAGGAGATTCTCAGTGTAGTGCTCTCCCGGCTGCGCCACCCGGAGGCCTTCTACAGGGAACTCTTTTTGACAGGTACCCCCGAACAACTCAACTGGGGATACGAACTGGCGCAAAACCTCGACGGGCGATACGATCTTGGCACTGTTGTGGCGCGCACGGCAGACAATACCTTTCTCCCGGAGCAATTTATCACAATGCTTGAAAAAGCTTTCGACGAAAATCAGCGTGCGGCCTATCTGAACGGGCAGTTTGTCAACCTGACGGCTGGCAGGGTCTACAAATATTTTGAGCGGAACATGATACAGGAGGGTGCGATGAACCAGCCGCTGCGTGCCGGGATTGATTTCAACATTGACAACATGACGGCGGAAATATTCTCGGTGATGTCGGACGGGGTGGTCTGCTTCCATGACGAAATCCACATCGACAACTCTACAACCTACGAGCTGGCCGACCGCCTGCATGAGCGCTACCCCGGCATAACCGTCTTCCCTGATCCTGCAGGACGGGCGCGCAAAAGCTCTTCGGATGCAACTGATTTTACCATCCTGCGAGACAAGGGCTTTACGGTGGAAGCAAGGCCGGCACACCCGCCGCAACGCGCCCGCGTGAATGCAGTCAACAAGCTGATGCGCGAAGGCAAGCTGCGGATAAGCGCCAGGTGTCCCCGCCTCGTGAAAGACTTTGAGCAGGTAAGCTGGAAATGCGGGGAAATCGACAAGAGCAACGAGGCGCTCACCCATGCATCCGACGCTGCAGGCTATGCAATCGAAAAACTCTTTCCTGTGCGGATGCCGGACATGAACATCAGGCAGCCGATGCACTGGAGAGTTTAAGAATAATGATGAGAAGTTTTTCAAACCAACCGGAACAGGAAAATGGCGAACAGTGTCTATACAGCGAATACAGATGACTGGAAGATGTTTGAAGCGGCTTACAAGGGCGGGCGGGCCTGGAAGGAGATGAACTATCTCTACCAGTATATCAATGAGAGTGCAGCGCAACTGCAGGAGCGGGTGAAGCAGACGCCGCTTGAGAACCATTGCGAAGGGGTGGTCTCGACATACAGCGGCTTTATCTGGCGCGAACCTCCGAAACGCAATCTGGGAACGCTGAACAATAATGTGCCGCTGAACTCCTTGCTGCATGATGCCGACCGCGAAGGCACTCCATACAATGAGTTCATGAAGCAGGTGCTGATATGGGGCTCTGTCTACGGGGTGGTATGGGTTATTGTGGACAAGCCGGGCTCTGCGGCATACACCAAGGCTGATGAAATCAATGGCGGCATAAGGCCCTACCTGCGCTTTTACACCCCGCTTGATGTGACCGATTTTGAGTTTACGCCGAAACCCTCCGGCGAATATGAGCTGACCTGGTTCGAGGTCCAGGAACAGTACACAACACGAGAAGGCGACGTGAAAATTATCCGCCAATGGTCAAAAGATACAGTGGTGACCAGCACAACCGTTGGAAAAACCACGCAAACAATCACGATAAAAAACCCGATTGGCCGCATACCGGCAACACCACACTACAACAAGAAGTCACTGACAAGAGGCCTCTCCACCTCCGACCTGCAGGATATAGCCGGAGTGCAGATCAGCATCTATAACGACCTCTCCGAACTGACCCAGATGATCAGGGGCGCAAACCACAAAACACTTGTCAAAAACCTCAATGACCAGGCCTCGACCGGTGCGGGCGGCGTTATTATCATGGATCCCGACACACCTTCAGGCAAGCTTCCTTATCTGCTGCAGGCCGATGCAAGCGCACTGACCGGACTGCTTAACACCATTGACAAGAAAACCGAAATGGTCAACCGCATGGCGCACCTCACACCGGTGCGAACCTACCGCGCCCAGGTTGTTTCGGCTGTGGCGATGGAGACCGAGTTCCAGATACTCAACACGCTGCTTGCCGAAAAGGCGGCCCAGCTGCAGCTGACCGAGTACAGAATCTTTGAGATTTTCTGCGCATGGGAAGGAATCGACCATGCAAATGCAGGCTTTGAGGTGAACTATCCCACCCACTTTGAGCTGCGCGACAAGCAGGCTGACTTGAATTTCATCAAGGCGGCACGGGAAGCGGCAGCGATGATCAATTCAGCCACCTTGCAGACAGAGCTGAACAAGCAGCTGGCGCGAATTGCGCTGCCGGATGATGATTTGATTGAGAAGATTGATAGGGAGCTGAGCAAGGGGAAGGGGGCGGTGGCGGTGCAAGCTGGCTCAGCTGCTGCTTAATGACTGGATAGCTCCCTTTTTACTTGGGGAGTGAATTGAGATTGTTCCGTATCGTTACTGTGGTCGGATGATCTTTGCCAAGCGCCTTTTCATCAATTGCCAGTGCACGGCGGTAGAGCGGCTCGGCTTCGGCATACTTGCCCTGCGAATACAGTAATCCCGCAAGATTGTTCAGGCTTGTTGCTACATCAGGGTGATCTTTGCCAAGTACTTTTTCCCTGATCACCAGTGCACGGCGGTAGAGCGGCTCGGCTTCGGCATACTTGCCCTGCGTGTACAGCAATCCCGCAAGATTGTTCAGACTTGTTGCCACACCAGGGTGATCGGGGCCAAGAGCTTTTTCCTTGATCGCCAGCGCACGGCGATAGAGNGGTTCGGCTTCGACATACTTGCCCTGCGAAGCCAGCAATAACGCAAGATTGTTCAGACTTGTTGCAACATCAGGGTGATCGGGGCCAAGAGCTTTTTCCTTGATCGCCAGCGCACGGCGATAGAGCGGTTCGGCTTCGACATACTTGCCCTGCGAAGCCAGCAATAACGCAAGATTGTTCAGACTTGTTGCAACATCCGGATGATCTTTGCCAAGCGCCTTCTCAGAAATCCCCAGCGCACGGCGATAGAGCGGCTCGGCTTCGGCATACTTGCCCTGATCTTGCAGCAATCCCGCAAGATTGTTCAGACTTGTTGCCACACCAGGGTGATCGGGGCCAAGCGCCTTCTCAGAAATCGCCAGCGCACGGCGATAGAGCGGTTCGGCGGCGGCATACTTGCCCTGCGAAACCAGCAATAACGCAAGATTGTTCAGACTTGATGCAACATCCGGATGATCTTTGCCAAGCGCCTTCTCATAAATCCCCAGCGCACGGCGATAGAGCGGTTCGGCGGCGGCATACTTGCCCTGCGAAACCAGCAATAACGCAAGATTGTTCAGACTTGATGCAACATTCGGATGATCTTTGCCAAGCGCCTTCTCATAAATCCCCAGCGCACGGCGATAGAGCGGCTCGGCTTCGGCATACTTGCCCTGATCTTGCAGCAATCCCGCAAGATTGTTCAGACTTGTTGCAACATTCGGATGATCTTTGCCAAGCGCCTTCTCATAAATCCCCAGCGCACGGCGATAGAGCGGCTCGGCGACGGCATATTGCCCCAT